AGGTTCATTGGAGTTAGAAAATGGCAGTAAGATATTGGCAGCTTCTACATCTGCGAGTGCTGTCAGAGGCATGTCGTTCAATATCCTCTTCCTCGATGAATTCGCCTTCGTCCCTAATCACATCGCTGACTCCTTCTTTGCATCTGTTTATCCTACTATTACTTCTGGTAAAAGCACAAAAGTCATCATAGTTTCAACCCCACATGGTATGAACCATTTCTACCGTATGTGGCATGATGCTGAAAGAGGAAAAAATGAATATATTCCCACTGATGTTCATTGGTCTGCAGTTCCGGGGAGAGATGCTGAGTGGAAGAAGCAAACTATTGCCAACACATCTGAGCAGCAATGGAAAATTGAGTTTGAATGTGAATTTTTAGGATCTGTTGATACTTTAATAGCTCCATCTAAACTTCGAACTCTTGTTTATGATCAACCCATAACAAGAAGTGGGGGGTTAGATATGCATGAACCCCCGCAGGATAAGCATGACTATATTATTACTGTTGATGTTGCTAGAGGCGTTGTAAAAGATTATTCTGCATTTGTTGTAGTGGATATAACTACCTTCCCACATAAAATAGTTGCAAAATATAGGAATAATGAAATTAAACCTATGATGTTTCCAAATATAATTTATCAAGTAGCAACTAAGTATAATAAAGCATATGTTTTATGTGAAGTTAATGATGTGGGAGATCAAGTAGCTGCTATATTAAATTATGATATGGAGTATACTAATCTTCTGCAGAGTTCTATGAGAGGAAGAGCTGGTCAAGTTATTGGACAAGGATTTTCTGGAAAGAAAACTCAATTGGGAGTTAAGATGTCTAAGACTGTTAAAAAGGTTGGTGCTCTTAATTTAAAGACCATGATAGAAGAAGATAAACTTATCTTTAGTGATTATGAGATATTAAGTGAATTAACTACTTTTATTCAAAAACATAATTCTTTTGAAGCGGAAGAGGGATGTAATGATGACCTTGCAATGTGTCTAGTAATATATGCATGGTTAGTTGCTCAGGATTATTTTAAAGAACTTACTGATCAAGATGTCAGGAAAAGAATATATGATGAGCAGAAGAATCAAATAGAACAAGACATGGCTCCATTTGGATTTATTACTGATGGATTGGATGATAATAGTTTTGTAGATGATGATGGGGATAGGTGGTATGTAGATAAAGATGGTACTCACGGTTTGGAAAGATTGAGAGATGGACCTAGTACATGGAATGTAGATGAGTATGGAGATAGGTCTTACATGTGGGATTACATGTAAAGTGTTATTTTAATAAATATTTTATAGAGAACTGAGACCTTCGGAGAACAAAAACATGGCAACTCCTCAACTATCTCCAGGATTATTGGTCAGGGAGATTGATCAAACACTGGGAAGAGTAGGAAACGTTGTAGATACTACTGGAGCACTTGCCGGTCCTTTTAAAATTGGACCAGTAGATGGCACTCCCATTAGAATTACAACGCAGCAAGAATTTATCAATACTTTCGGTACCCCATTTAGTACTGATAGACAGTATGAGTATTGGATGACTGGATCTGAGTATCTTAGTTATGGTGGTGTCCTTTCTGTTGTGAGAACAGATGGATCTAACCTAAACAATGCTAATGCTGGAACAGATGAAGCATATGCCTCTTCCTTTAAGATTAAAAACTTTGATGATTATGAAGCAAATTATACAGATACAACATCAGTTTATTGGTCTGCCAGAAATCCAGGAGAATGGGCAAATAAACTAAAAGTCTGTGTAATTGATGGATCAGCAGACCAAAAGATTGGTATTTCTTATACTAACCCAATAGGAGCAGGATTTACTGTTGGTTATGGTGTAACCACAGGAATTACAACCTCTCTAGCAGGAGATGGTACAACTTCTTCCTTTACTGGTTATCTCAAAGGTATTATTACAGGTGTTACCACAGATTCTACCGATGGAAATAGTTCCATTGATGTTAAGATTGTCTCTAGGGTCTCCTATGCAGCAACACAATATAACCAGACTTTAGAAACAACAACAAGTCAGATTGTTGCTGCTAACTCAACTATTATTGCTGTTGAAAGTCTAACTGGTATTAGTACACTTGATACTCTAACATTATCTAATGCCTCTGGACAAAATATTCAGAATTGGACTGTTACTGCAGTTGGAAGCACAGGCGTAACTATTGGTGCAAACACTTATGGAATAATTGCTGCTGGATATGCTGTTACATTTAGTAGATTGGTAACTATTGGTGGAACAGAAACTTCCATTGATTATCAGGAGAGTGATAGATCAGCATCCTTCACTAGTTCTGATACTCTTTATATTTCCAATACTGTTGATGGTAATAATGAACCAGTTAATTCTGCTAGTTCTGCTGTAGCAAGTGTAGAAGATTGGTATGATGCACAAACTCTTGGATTAACTAATAATACTGTTTATTGGAAATCTTTCGCTCCTAAACCTAAGACTAGTAATTATGTTGCCCAAAGAAAGGGAGCCAATGATACCCTTCATGTGGCTATTGTAGATGATACTGGTGAAGTAACAGGTGTTGAAGGAAATCTGTTAGAAGTTTGGAAAGGTCTCTCCAAAGCATCTGATGCTGTACTGGATGGAAACAATCCAACTAAGTCATATTATAAGACCTTTATCCAAAATAACTCTCAGTATGTTTATGCTGGATATAATCCATCCATTGCATATGATGCAACCTGGAATACTTATCCAAAACCAACTGGATTCTCCACTCAGTTTACTGCTAACACTTTCTCAGAAGGTGTTTGGAATCAGAATGCACAGGGAGTTACCTTCAGTGGATTGGGTAATGTTTCTTACACATTGACCGGTGGTGCTGATTATGGTGCTAGTGGTGGAATGACTGCTGCACTAAGTAATTTGAAGACATCCTATGAATTGTTTAACAATAAGGATGAGACAACTGTAGATTACTTATTGATGGGTCCAAGTGGAGCAAGTCTCCTTGAGTCTCAAGCAAAAGCAAATCTTCTAATTTCTATTGCAAATACTAGAAAAGATTGTATTGCTTGTATTTCTCCTCATAGAGAAGGTATTGTAGGCGTTACTAATGCTACAACTAAGACTAATAATATTCTAGAATTCTATAGTTCTGTTAGTTCTTCTTCTTATGCTGTATTTGATAGTAGTTGGAAGTATACATATGATAGATTTAACAATGAGTTTAGATATGTTCCATGTAATGGTGACGTTGCTGGATTGTGTGTAAGAACATCTATTAATTCCTTCCCATGGTTTTCACCTGCAGGTGCAAGAAGAGGTATTCTTAACAATGCTGTTAAACTAGCATATAATCCCAATAAGGATCAAAGAGATCTTCTTTATAGTGCTAGGATTAACCCAATCTCTAATGTTAGAGGATCTGGAATTCAACTCTTTGGTGATAAGACTGGTCTTTCTTATGCTTCTGCATTCGATAGAATCAATGTTAGAAGACTATTCCTTACAGTAGAGCAGGCACTTGAAGGTGCTGCTAATGCTCAACTCTTTGAAATCAATGATGATGAAACTAGAGACAACTTTACTAATATTGTCACACCATACTTGAGAGATATTCAATCCAATAGGGGAATTGAAAACTTTAGTGTAATTTGTGATCAAAGCAATAACACTCCTGATGTGGTTGATAATAATGAATTTAGAGCTGATATATTCATTCAGCCTACTAAATCCATTAACTACATCACTTTGACATTCGTTGCTACAAGAACAGGCATCAGTTTTGCTGAGTCAGTTTGATTATCATTTCTTAAATAAATTCAGGAGAACTTAAAACAATGGCAAATCTAGACACAAAAACAATTTCGGAGTTTAAGACTAAACTAGCTGGAGGCGGTGCAAGACCGAATCTATTTGAAGTGTCACTTGCATCACTTCCATCAGGCATCAAAGCACAAGGTGCTAAGTGGGACCCTATCCAGCAAGGTGATTTTAAATTTCTTTGTAAATCTGCTCAATTACCCGGATCTACTGTTCCTGCAGTTAGTGTTCCTTTTAGGGGAAGAATTCTTAAAGTTGCAGGAGATAGAACCTTTGATGATTGGACAATTACAGTCATTAATGATGAAAACTTTAGGGTGAGAACTGCTTTTGAGCAATGGGCTAATGGCATGAGCAAATTGGATGATGGAACAGGTATTGTTAATCCATCTGCTTATATGGCTGATGCTCAAGTTAGGCAGCTTGGTAGAGCAAAGCTGAGCGAGAGTACTGATAATAACGTTGGTGCAGGGGGTTACAATTCTATTCTCAGAACTTACAAGTTCTATGATATTTTCCCAACAGAAGTTGGGGCTATCGATTTGAGTTATGATAGTAGTGATACTATTGAAGAATTTACTGTAACCTTTGCAATTCAATACTATGCTGTTGGGAGAGATTCAGCTGATAAGGCTATCGCTGGCCAAGTTGCTATTCCCGACACACTTTCAGCATACACCAAGCCGAAAACATCAGCAACATCAGGTAAACCACCCACCGGTAAGAATCCTGTAGTACCTGGTGGATCTGGTACTGCTGGTGCTAGGCCACCTGGGGTTGGTCCTGGTGGCCAGGGCCCGGGCCCCTAAATTAATCTCCTAAATACTAGAAGCATAAACTTTTAGTTATAATAATGGCGAGATTATTTGGTTTCTCAATTGAGGATACAGAAAAAACCCCACCTAGCGTAGTCTCTCCGGTCCCCCCTAATAATCAGGATGGATCTGAGAACTATGTCAGCAGTGGGTTTTTTGGTTCGTATGTAGATATTGAGGGTGTTTATAGAAATGAAAGTGAATTAATCAGAAGATATAGAACTATGGCTCTCTATCCAGAAGTGGATAGTGCTATTGAGGATATTGTAAATGAAGCAATTGTATCTGATTTAAATGATAGTCCAGTTACACTTGAGTTATCAAATTTAAATGCTAGTGATGGCATTAAAAAGAAAATTAGAGAAGAATTTAAATATGTTTTAGAACTTCTAGATTTTGATAAAAAAGCTCACGAAATATTCAGAAATTGGTACATCGATGGTAGATTATATTATAATAAAGTAATTGATCAAAAGAAACCAGAGGAAGGTCTTCAGGAATTAAGATATATTGATTCCTCTAAGATGCGTTTTGTTCGTCAATTGAAGAGAAAGGGAAAAAATAGTCTCCATTCTGTAATAACATCTGATAAAGATAGTCCTCAGGCCTATGAATTTCCCGAAATTGAAGAGTATTTTCTTTATACTGAAGGACAAACTGTTGGTGGCGTAGTAACTAATAATTATGGTGCTGGCGCAGGAAAAGGAGTCAAAATGACTCGTGATTCTGTTACTTACTGCACTTCTGGATTAGTAGATAGAAATAAAGGATCAACTCTTTCTTGGATTCATAAAGCAATCAAACCTATCAATCAATTGATGATGATTGAGGATAGTTTGGTTATCTATCGTCTGTCAAGAGCACCAGAAAGAAGAATTTTCTATATTGATGTAGGTAATCTTCCTAAGATTAAGGCAGAACAATATCTCAGAGATGTGATGATGAGATATAGGAATAAGTTAGTATATGATGCTAACACCGGTGAAATCAGGGACGACAAGAAATTTATGTCCATGATGGAAGATTTCTGGTTACCACGTAGAGAAGGTGGTAGAGGAACTGAGATTACTACTCTTCCTGGTGGTCAAAATCTGGGAGAAATTACTGATATTCAATATTTCCAGAAGAAACTCTATAGGGCATTGAACGTTCCTGAAACTAGATTGCAAGGAGAAAGTGGTTTTAGTCTTGGTAGATCTTCTGAAATTCTAAGAGATGAAATTAAATTCAGTAAATTTGTTGGACGTTTGAGGAAGAGATTCTCTCATATGTTCAATGATATTTTGAGAACTCAATTAATATTGAAGAATATTATCACCCCAGAAGACTGGGATGTGATGGAAGATCATATTCAATATGATTATCTTTATGATAATCACTTTGCTGAACTAAAAGAAGCAGAGTTGTTGAATGAGAGAATTACTCTTGCTCAGACTGCAGAACCTTATGTGGGGAGATATTTTTCTCAGGATTATATAAGAAGGAATATTCTGCGTCAAACTGACGAGGAGATAGAAGAACAGGATAAGATTATCAAAAAAGAGATAAAAGATGGAGTGATTCCTGATCCTGCTCAAATGCAGATCGATCCAGTTACTGGACAACCTATGCCAGCATTGGGAGATCCAGTAATGGATCCAACTACACAAGCAGTGGATGCTAATGTGGATTTATCTGCCAATATTGCTCCACCCAAAGGTGGTGAGATATAAATATTAAAGATTCCAATACAATATATGGTATTTAAACTATGGATGAACTGATGGATTTGCTTGTTAAGGATGATTCTCCTTCTCAGATTAGCGATAAAATTAAAGATATGCTCTATGTAAAAAGTGCAGAGAAGGTGGAAAATATTAAGCCTACCGTAGCATCATCACTTTTTGGAAATGAGATTGATGCAGAACTCCAAGGAGAAGTAGATGCAGCTGCATCTGTTATTGCTGGAGAAGATCCTAGGGCTATGGAATATAATTCCGACTCAGAGTCAGAATCTGAAGAATAACTAAATAAAGAGAGGACTACTTTATTCGGAATATTATAAAATGGCTTTAAATCCAGTAGGGGCAGGTACTTCAATAGCTTTAGTGGCTGCTGGTACGGTAATACAAAATCAGTCAGGTGCTCAAACCCATCAATCTGCATATTTAAGATGTGTGGCTGTTGATTGCCCAGTCAATGTAGCAGTTTCTATGGCTACTACTGCCGCTGCTACTCCTGGAATTACAAGCTTCTTTATAAGAAAAGATACTTCAGAAACTTTGTTTATAGGGAAACCTAGAAGCAATAGAGTTGTTGGTCTTACTACTGAAACTAATGGTACTACAACTATTGATTTTGCTGAAGGAACTGGAACACCATTTAATGGTGGAGATGCAGTTAGTTTAACTGTTACAGGTCAAGATTATTACAATTTTAGTCATAAAATTGTTAATAGTGTAAATTCCACTTCAGGTTTAAATGGTTATTATAGTACTAGAATAAATGTTGATTATGATTATGGGGATGATAATCCTGGTGGAATTCAAACAACATTTAATAATGCTGGCCAAGTAAATTGGGCAGAAATGAGAAGTTCCTTTGTGGTTGGTGCTCAATCTGCCACTGGATTAGGAGCTCAGGGTCAAGGTGCTCTTTATATTCAACAAGTTCAAACATCCGGGGATGCTTAAATGAAACTCATTAGAGAAGAAATTGAATCTGTAGAGTTTCTTGTCGAACAAAAAAATGGCAAGAAATCTATGTATATAGAAGGTGTCTTCTTACAAGGTGACCTTCAGAATAGAAATGGTAGGATGTATCCTATAGCTGTCCTGAGAAAGGAAGTTGCTCGTTATAATGAGGCTCATATCAAATCAGGTAGAGCACTTGGAGAACTTGGTCACCCCGATGGACCAACTGTCAATCTTGATAGGGTTTCCCATAAAATTGTTTCCCTAAAAGAGAGTGGTTCTAATTTCATTGGTAAGGCTAAAATTCTTGGTACTCCAATGGGTAAAATTGCATCTTCTCTTATAGAAGAAGGTGTAAAACTAGGTGTTTCATCTAGAGGTATTGGTTCCTTAAAACCAACAAGAGAAGGTGTAAATGTGGTCGGTGATGACTTTATGCTTTCAACTGCAGCAGATATTGTTGCAGATCCATCCGCTCCTGATGCTTTTGTTGAAGGAATTATGGAAGGAAAAGAGTGGGTATGGGATGGTGGTGTTCTCCGTGAGAGATCTGCTGCTAAAGCATACAGAGAAATTAACACTCTAGTAACGCAAAAACAGTTGGATGAGAAAAAGTTGGATGTATTCAACAATTTCCTCAATAGCCTGTAGAACTTTACATATTATAAATAAATATAGATTTAATTACAGATAAATCGGAGCTGTCCAAAATGTCTCGTGGTACGAAATTACAAGAAATGGAGCAATCTAAAACTGCTGTGAAAGCCAATGCCGCCAAAAGCGATCCCCTCCCTAAGGAAGGTAGTAATGCTGCTGGTGTCAAACCCCCTGGCAACTCACCTCCATTTGAAGATCTAGGTGGTCCTACACCTGAAAATAATAGTCCAACTGACGATTCAAATAAATTGAAGACCCCAGGTAAGACTCTTAAACAGGTTAGTGACGTAGTCACTAATAAAAAACCACCTGCTGGGAATGGGCAATCTGCTGGTACTAGCGCTACTGCTGTAAAAGTACCTGAGGAAGTGGAATCAGAAGATTCTGTAATTGAAGAATCTCCAGAAATTACTGATGAAGTAGTAACTGAAGAGGAAGTAACTGAAGAAGATTATGACATCGAAGAAGATGTTAATGCCCTCTTTGGTGGAGAAGAACTCAGTGAAGAGTTCAAGGCAAAAGCCAAGACAATCTTTGAAGCTGCCATTGGTTCTAGGACCAGGGAAGTAAGAGAAGCACTGGAAGTCCAGTATGCTGAGAGGATTGCTGAAGCAACTGAAGATCTTGAAGTATCACTTCAAGAAAGAATTGATTCTTATCTTGAGTATGTTGCTGAAGAATGGCTAACAGAAAATGAGCTTGCTGTAGAAGCAGGTCTCAAGACAGAAATGACAGAATCATTCCTTGGTGGAATGAAGGATCTTTTTGAAGAACATTATGTACAAATCCCTGAAGACAAATATGATGTTATTGAGAGTATGGTAGACAAATTAGATGATATGGAAACCAAGCTCAATGAGCAAATCGAGAAGAATATCGGATTAAACAAGCGTCTCGCAGAGTCGGTTGCTGATAGTATCCTTGAATCAGTTTCTGATGGATTAGCTTCCACTCAGAAAGAGAAGCTCGCCTCACTTGCCGAAAGTGTTGAGTTTGAAAGTGAAGAAGAATATCGTGAAAAGTTGGAAACTCTGAAGGAATCATATTTCTCCAGATCTCCTGCTGCTAAGAATGACTCACAAACCCTTTCTGAGGGTGTAGATAGTACTGCTGCTCCTGTATCTGCAGGAATGGAAGCCTATCTCAAGACCTTGGGAGCATTCAAGCAAAACTGAATTTAATATTAATTCAAACGTAAACTTAATTTAGGTAAAATAGCAATGTTCCAATCAGAACAGTTGCAGGAAAAGTGGGCACCTCTTCTAGACTATGAAGGTCTAGATCCAATCAAAGATGCACATCGCAGAAGTGTTACTGCCGTCCTGCTAGAAAATCAAGAAAAATTCCTTAAGGAAGAATCAGCATTTAATAATGGTATCAACCTGCTAGATGAGCAGGTTGTACCAACTAACGTTGCTAACGCTGCTGGCGCTAGTGGTGGTTATGGTTCAAGTGCAGCCGCTGCTGGTCCAGTTGCTGGTTTCGACCCAGTTCTAATCTCGCTGATTAGACGTGCAATGCCAAACTTGGTCGCATATGACCTTGCTGGTGTTCAACCAATGTCCGGTCCTACTGGACTTATCTTTGCAATGAGATCTCGTTATACCAGTCAGTCTGGCAATGAGACATTCTATGATGAAGTTAACTCTGCCTTCTCTGGTCAGGATAATAATGTAGACCTGACTGCTGGATATGCAGATGGCCCAGTTGGTTTTGGTACTACCAACCAGACTGGTACTAACCCTTCAGTTCTTAACCCTGTTGGTACTGCATCCACTAACACTGGCGTCTATAACGTTGGTGAAGGTATGGCCACAGGTGATGCTGAGGCACTCCGTGGAACAGGCAACAATGCCTTCCAACAGATGGCATTCTCTATTGAGAAAGTCACTGTTACTGCTAAGTCTAGAGCACTAAAAGCTGAGTATTCACTTGAGCTTGCCCAGGACTTGAAAGCCATCCATGGTTTGAATGCTGAAGCAGAACTTGCTAATATCCTCTCTACTGAGATCCTCGCTGAAATCAACAGAGAAGTTATTAGAACAATCTATAAGGTTGCTGAGCAAGGCGCTGTTTCTAACACTGCAACAGCTGGTATCTTTGACCTAGACATTGACTCCAATGGTAGATGGTCTGTTGAGAAGTTCAAAGGACTTCTATTCCAGATTGAAAGAGATGCTAATGCTATCGCACAGAGAACTCGTCGCGGAAAAGGCAACATGATCCTCTGCTCTGCAGACGTTGCATCCGCACTAACCATGGCAGGTATCCTAGACTATACTCCTGCACTCAATGCTAACCTGAATGTTGATGATGCTGGCAATACATTTGCTGGTACAATCAATGGTAAGTTCAGAGTATACATTGACCCATATGCTGCTAACCTAGGTTCTACAACTAATACTGCTACCAACTCTGGTAATCAGTACTATGTTTGTGGTTACAAAGGTTCTTCACCATATGATGCTGGTATATTCTACTGCCCATATGTTCCTCTACAAATGGTTCGTGCTGTGGGTGAAAACTCCTTCCAGCCCAAAATTGGCTTTAAGACCAGATATGGTATTGTTGCCAACCCATTTGCTGAAGGTACAGAACAGGGTCTTGGAAGACTCAGACTTAATGCCAACCGCTACTACAGAAGAGTTGCTGTTAAGAACCTCATGTGATATAGATGGACATCAATGGACTGTCCATTCCATTTCAAAGGACTCCTTCAAGGGGTCCTTTTTTTATGCTTTAATATAAATATATAAGGAGACCTGCGTAGAAAAATGATTTGTGGTAAAAGGATGAGTCTAGAAGACCGTCGTGCATTCAAACTTAAGATGTATAATTTTTGGCAAGATACTCTTGAGGAGCGATTGGCAGGAGTTAAAGCTGCTAAGTCTAAACTCGAAGAACAGATGTCCAGAGATGAGAACTAATGGCTTCTACCAGAATAAGACAAGAAAAAGATCCCAATAAGAAAGCTCTGAGTAATCAGATAGTAAATAGGAACTTTCTAGCGCCAACTGGATTTAAATTTCTAGTTTCTAGAGCACCTAAGATTTCTTATTTTGGAAATCAAGTGAATGTTCCTGCTCTAACCTTAGGAATTGCTAATCAACCATCTTATTTGAAGGATATTCCTAGACCTGGGGACAAGATTGATTTTGAAGATTTGACTTTAAGATTTTTAGTTGATGAAGATTTAGAAAATTATATGGAAATTCAAAATTGGATAAGAGGAATAGGATTTCCGGAAAGTTTAGATCAAATATATGATTTTCAAAACGATGACTCTCATACAATTAAAGCAAAATATACAGAAGAAATAAATTTATTTTCTGATGGAACCTTGACTATTTTAGATAATGTAAATCTTCCAAGATTCAAGGTTGTTTTTGATGGATTATTTCCTTATAGTTTAAGTACTTTAAATTTTGATGCTACACAAACCGACTTAGAATACTTTACAGCAGAGGTATCTTTCAAGTATAATATATACAATATTATAAGCGCTTGACAATGATCGATCTGGATCAACTCCAGAAGATGTGGGAAGAAGATGCAAAAATAGATCCTGATAATTTACATACAGAATCATTGAAGATCCCATCTCTTCATGCAAAATACTTTCAATTATATAATACTATATTCCTCCTGAGAAAGAAAGCAGAACAGCAACGTAAGAATATTCGTCATGAGCGTTATGAATATTTTTCTGGCAAATCTGACCCCGAGGTATATGTAGAGAATCCCTTTCCAAAGAAGATACGGGATAAGGATACTATGCAAAAGTATTTGGATGCAGATGAGAAACTTTCCAATACTTCATTGAAGATTGATTATTATGATACAATGTTGGTATACTTAGAGAGTATATTAAAAGTAATTCAAAATAGAACTTATCAAGTAAAGAATGCTATCGAATTTATGAGGTTTAATTCTGGATTGGGGTAATAAATACTAGTACATGAATGTGTGTAGTGAGTGATTTAATCATCCAAAAAGTAAACGAGGTGTATCTTAAAATAGATACTCAACCTCATATTGAATATGAATTAAGAGATAGGTTTACTTTTGAAGTTCCTAATAAAAAATTCATGCCTCAATATAGAGGTAAGTTTTGGGACGGTTATGTTCATTTGTTTAATATGAAAACCAAGAGAATCTATGTTGGTCTTTTGGATAAAATTATAGCATTCTGCGAGAATGCTGAATATACCTATAAATTTGAAGATAATAAATTTTATGGTCTTCCTTTTGAAGTCAATGAAATGATTTCTAAGGCTGGTGTGAAAGATTATATGAAGAGTATTACCAGTTTTAAACCCAGAGATTATCAAATAGATGCTGTTTATGATGCACTCAGATATAATAGGAAATTACTAATTTCTCCTACTGCATCTGGTAAGTCTTTAATGATCTATGCTATTACCAGATATTTTGTAGGGAGGAAGAATAAAGTTCTTTTAGTAGTTCCTACCACTTCTTTGGTGGAACAAATGTTTAAAGATTTTGAAGAATATGGATGGGATGCTAAAAATCATTGCCATAGGATATATGCTGGTAGAGAAAGGACCAATGTTAACGAAGTTACCATTACTACTTGGCAATCTGTTTATAATTTAGATAAAGGATTTTTCGAAGATTATGATGTAATAATAGGAGATGAAGCTCATTTGTTCAAGAGCAAATCACTTGTAGGGATCATGGGCATGTTGCATCATGCAAAGTATAGGTTTGGGTTCACTGGTACTTTAGATGGCACACAGACCCATAAATGGGTCTTAGAGGGTTTGTTTGGACCATCGTATCAAGTAACTCAAACTAAGGATTTAATTGAACAAGGACATCTTTCCCAGTTAGATATCCAATGCGTAGTTCTTAAATACACTCCTAAGAAGTTTGATACCTATGAAGATGAAATTCAATTTTTAATAAGTCACGAAAAAAGAAATAAATTTCTTTGCAATCTAGCATTAGATCTAAAGGGTAATACATTGATGCTTTATAGCAGAGTAGAAACTCATGGGAAGGTGCTTTATGAAATGATAAATAAAAATGTAACCCATGGAAGAAAGGTTTTTTTCATTCATGGAGGAGTTGATGCTGAAGACAGGGAATCAGTTAGAAAGATAACTGAAGAAGAAAATAATGCTATAATAGTGGCTTCTTATGGCACTTTCAGTACAGGCATCAATATTAAAAATTTGCATAATGTTATTTTCGCCTCTCCTTCCAAATCTCGTATAAGGAATTTACAGAGTATTGGAAGAGTTCTTAGAAAAGGTAAGAATAAAACCAAAGCAAAACTTTATGATATTGCTGATGATCTTACTAAAGGATCAAGAAAAAATTATACTTTGAATCATTTTATTGAAAGAGTAAAAATTTATGTACAAGAGCAATTTAACTATGAAATTACATCAATCAACATAAAAGACTAGAAAAGGAGAATCTGGATGATAGAAGACGATTTTTATGCAACGCTTAAATTAAAATATAGTGGAGAAGAAATATTTGCTAAAGTAGCAGCATCTGATGAGGAGGATAGAACCATGTTGCTAGTTTCTAATCCGGTAGTTATAGAAGAAGTTAAAATGAGAAATCAATGTATGGGATATAAATTTGAACCCTGGATCAAAACTTCTTCAGAAGATATGTATATTATGAATCTAGATGATATCTTAACGATGTCTGAATCAGAAGATATAGAGATGATTAATTATTATCAAGATTTTATCCAAAAATCTAACAAGAAGAATCGTACTAAGATGTCTAAAAAAATGGGATATATCGGTAATGTGAATGAAGCAAAAGGAATGTTAGAAAAGATTTATAATAATAAGTAGTAAATTCCTTCCATCCTTAACAAACCTATTCTACATATATTTCATATACTTGTCAACTAGGTAGATTGTCTGCTATAATCTATTTAAAGATAAGGATATATTATGCCTTTTACCCCTGCTTATGGGACAATGAAGAGAACTCCTAAGAGATCCGAGCATTATGTTAATAATAAAGAGTTCTTGGCTGCCCTAGAGAATTATTTTGCTGAGGTGGAAAGGGCTGCATTGAATGATAAACCTAAACCTCAAATACCTAGGTATATTGGTGAATGTTTTTTAAAGATTGCTAACCATCTATCATATAAGCCAAACTTTGTGAATTATATGTTTAAGGATGATATGATATGTGATGGTATTGAAAATTGTGTGAGATATATTGCTAATTTTAATCCAGAGAAATCTAAAAACCCCTTTGCTTATTTTACTCAAATAATTTATTATGCTTTCCTTAGAAGGATTTCGCAAGAGAAAAAGCAATTAGAAATTAAGAATAAGATTTTAGAAAAGACTAATTTTGATGAAGTCTTTGATGCTAATGATATGGATAGTGCTAATTATTCAGAGTATAACTCTATCAAAGATAGCGTGCATTCTAAATTGAGAAATTAATGCGTGTAGCTATTATTACGGATACTCATTTCGGAGCAAGAAAGGGTTCACAACTCTTTCATGATTATTTTGAGAACTTTTATCAGGACGTCTTTTTTCCGGTATTGATTGGAGAGGAGATTGATACTGTAATTCATATGGGGGATGCTTTTGATAGTAGACGTGGGGTTGAATTTAAGTCTTTAGATTGGGCAAAGAGAGTAGTATTTAATCCTCTCAAAGAACAAGGGATTACTATGCATTTAATGGTTGGAAACCATGATGCTTATTATAAAAATACTAATGAAATAAATTCTGTTGATTTATTATTAAGAGAATATGATAATATTATTCCATATTCTGTTTCTACAGAAGTTAAGATTGGTGGTTTAGATATTCTTTTTGTTCCGTGGATAACAGAAGAAAATAAGAAATATACTTTTGAGTGTTTGAAGAAGACTAATTGTGAAGTAGTGATGGGTCATCTTGAGTTAAATGGGTTTAAAGCAACTCAAGGACATATGATGGAAGATGGCACATCTGTGTCTGAGTTTGAAAGGTTTAAAAGAGTTTACTCCGGACATTTTCATTGTAGATCAAATAGGAATGGGATATATTATTTGGGGAATCCTTATGAAATGTTTTGGAATGATGCTGCAGATACAAGAGGATTTCATATTTTTGATACTGAGACATTAGAGCATACTCCAGTTAATAATCCTTATAGGATGTTTTATAAAATTTATTATGATGATACTCCTCATCAAACCTTTGATACTAGACAATATGAGAATAAAATTGTTAAAGTAATTGTGCGTCAGAAGACAAGTCCTATTAAGTTTGAGAAGTTTATTGATAAATTATTATCTTCTGGTGTTGCTGATTTAAAAATTGTTGAAAATTTTCAACTCATAGAATCGGGAGATTTTGAAATAGAAGAATCAGAAAATACACTTTCTATTCTTGATAGATATATTGAAGAATCTGAAACAGAATTAGATAAGTCAACTATACAAAGTTTGATAAGAAAAATTTATCAAGAATCTTGTGAGATTGTGTAATGCATATTATTACAGTTAATGGCAAAGAAAAGGATGGTGCTTACTCTGTTAGAGATGATGATGGGGACCAGGTTCTTTATATTTTTCAACAAGAAGATGATGCCATTAGATATGCTATGCAACTTGAGGATAGGGGATATCCTGAGATGCATGTCATTGAAGTAGAAGATGATGTAATGATTAAAACATGCGAAATACACGACCATAGATATGCTATTATCTCGCCCCATGATATTGTGATACCTCCTGACAGCCAAAATGATTATATTTGAAAAGATTTCGTGGCGCAACTTTTTAAGCACTGGCAATCATTCTACAGAAGTTATACTTAATCAAAATCCTACTACTTTAGTTGTAGGTCAAAATGGAGCAGGAAAGTCTACTATTCTGGATGCATTGACTTTTGTTTTATATGGAAAGTCTTTTAGGAAAATTAATAAATCACAACTAGTTAATAGTTCTAATGAAAAAGATTGTTTCGTAAATATTGAATTTTCTATTACTGGAACTAATTGGAAGATTGAAAGAGGAATAAAACCTAATATCTTTAAGATCTTTAGGAATGGGGAAGAGATGGATCAATCACATTCTGCGTTGAATCAGCAGAAGTGGTTAGAACAGTCTGTTCTAAAGATGAATTATAAATCTTTTACACAGATTGTTATTTTAGGTAGCAGCACTTTTGTGCCATTTATGCAACTGCTTCCTGGAAGTAGGAGGGAAGTTGTAGAAGATTTATTGGATATTAAAATCTTTTCTTCGATGAATGTTCTTATTAAAGAGAAAATAAGAGGAGTAAAGGATGAAATTAAAACTTTAGATTTAAAGAAAGAATCTTTAAAGGATAAAGTAGAGATGCAAAAGAAATTTATTGAAGAGGTAGAGTCTAGAGGAAAAGAAACTATAGAAGAAAAGAATAAGAAGATTGATGAACTAGATCTATCTGTAGCAAAGTTAATAAAGGATAATGAATTCTATGAAGATGAAGTAGTAGGATATACAAAGATGAGAGAGAAGAGTGTGGGTGCTACAGAAAAACTTCTTAAGTTAGCTGGATTAAGAGGTAAGATCTCTAACAAAGTATCAACTATTACCAAAGAACATAAGTTTTTCACAGATAATACTGTTTGTCCTACTTGTACTCAACCAATTGAGGAGGGATTCAGAATAAATAGGATTGAAGATGCTCAAACTAAAGCAAAAGAGTTGCAATCTGGTTTTAAAGAACTAGAGGAGGCAATTAAAACAGAAGAAGAAAGAGAGCGTCACTTTACTACTGTATCTAAGGAGATTATTCAACTCACGCATGGCATTTCTAAAAACAATACTCAGATCGCTGGCTGCCAACGACAAATCAGGGATCTTGAATCGGAAATTCAAAGAGTTACCGAGCAACTTGCAAACAGAAATACTGAGCATGAGAAGTTAGAATCTTTTAGAAATAGTCTTCAAGACACCTACCAACATTTGGCTGAGAAGAAAGAGACTATTTCTTACTATGATTTTGCTTATGGACTCCTGAAAGATGGTGGAGTTAAAGCAAGCATAGTTAAAAAATATTTGCCTTTGATAAATCAGCAAGTTAATAAGTACTTGCAGATTATGGATTTTTATATTAATTTTAAATTGGATGAGGAATTTAATGAGACTGTGGAGTCTCCCATCCATGAAGATTTTTCTTACTCTTCTTTCAGTGAGGGAGAGAAATCTAGAATAGATTTAGCTCTTATTTTTGCCTGGAGAGAAGTTGCCAGGTATAAGAATTCTGTTAATACAAATCTAATGTTATTTGACGAAGTATTTGATTCGTCTTTAGATGGGTATGGTACCGATGAATTCATGAAGATTATTAGGTTTATTGTAAAAGACGCTAATATCTTTGTTATTTCTCATAAAGATTCATTACACGATAAGTTTGCAAGTTTAATAAAATTCGAAAAAGTAAAAGGATTTAGTAGGATAGCGTAATGTCCATTTATAAACATCCCGAGGGGAAAAGGTTTTTATTCATTCATATTCCCAGAACTGGAGGAAGATTTATTGAGTCAAATTTAGAATCTAACGAATGGAGGTGTGAACCCATAGATTATTATGGAGTGCCTCATTATAATCATTCATTTATAGATGATTGTGAAATAACTCATTTTCATAGACAATTGTATGAAAAGTATTTTAATGCAAAAGATATTCCTCATATTTCCATCATTAGGAATCCCATTGATAAATTCTTTTCGGCATCCATTTATTTGACTCAAGCCTATGGACCTAATATTCAGGAGGCTGCTGAAGACGAATCTCAATTTAATGACATGTTGAAGGATTTTCCTAAACCAGAGAATCTTAATTGGTGGAGATCACAGGTGGATTTTCTTTCAGATAAAACTCATATTTGGAGATATGAGGATGGATTGGGACCTAAGTTTGCTCAGTGGATAAGTAAAATGGTTGGAATGGATATTAAGATAGATGCATATGCCAAATATCCTATGAATCATCATGAAAGAACTGGTCAACTACTAAGGACTCCTAAACTTATAGAAAATATCAAAAAACTTTGTAGACGAGATATAGAACAACTTTATCCTGAATTGATGTAATGGCAACCTTTAAGCATGTAGAAAGTGGAAAGAGATTTCTTTTTGTTCATATACCCAGAACTGCTGGTAGATTTGTAGAATGGAATTTAGAAGCTCAAGGGTGGGTGTGGGATGATAAGAATGTTATTGATAAGATGTATAAGAGTGTGGAGGGAATAGAACTTGCACATTTTCACAGAGAGTTTTATGAAAAGTATTTGGATGTAAAGGATATTCCCCATATTTCCATTGTGAGAAATCCTATTGATAGATTTATTTCTGCATCTATTTGGTTGACCAGATTATATGGAGACGACATTCAAGAATCTATGGAAGATCCTATGATGTTTTCTTCTATGATTTATAATTTCCCTGCATCAGAATCTCTTAATTGGTACAGACCTCAAGTGGATTTTATTTCGGATAAAACTCATGTATGGAAATTTGAGGATGGTATTGGGGATGAGTTTTCCAGATGGATAAGTGGCATAGTGGGGGTAGACATTAAGATGGATAAGGACTTAAAGTACTTGAAGCATCCTAGGATGCGGGAAGATAGTGTGGAGAGTCGACTGAAGAAAACAGATGCTCTTATACATAATCTTAGTATTTTTTATAGGAAGGATTTCTTTAAATTCTATCAAGACAATGAAAGTCCCTAATTGGCAACATCATTCTAAAAAATTACAAAAACGAACTTTGAAACCTCAAGCATTGAGACAAGCAAAGGCAAGAAGACAAGCACTTAAGAGGAAACTCAAAGGTGCTTTTTTAGTATGGGTATAAATTCATAGGCATTTATTTTTGTTAAATTCTTGTAGTATATCTGGATTTCAACACTAAATAAGTGTAGGTGATTGGAGGTGTATTATGCACAATTTGGTATCACACAATGAGCTGGCCAGCTGGAAATGGGATGAAAAAAACACCCAAGATGAGAAATATACACAAGTATCCGATTATTTCCAGTGCATTTCAGAATGTGATATTGTAGACCATCAGGCAAGGAGATTCTGTAGACACATCCTAACAGTCGATTAACGTTAACCTTAAAAAGGAGAACAACCCCCAAGATCCCCTCTGATGAAAAGGAGGGGATTGGTTCGTTTATCTAAATAATACTTAGGGTATTGTGAAGAAATGAAGAGTTTTTTACAATTTAATGAAGATGCTGAATCAGCACATAGATCTATGACTTCGGGATTAGGACAATCTCGTTCTGGTACTATAGGTGGTAGTTATAATAAACCATCTGTAAGACCTAAGACTGGTATAGGTGGATTCCTCAAAGATAAGATAAATCAAATGAGGAAACCTGAGTTGCGATCCCAGCAAAAAAAGGCTTCATCTTTAACTAAGAAGCCAGATACGTCAGTTCAAAAAGTAAACGTTAGTGTTCAGGATAGGGGGAAAGAACGTCCGGCATATAGACCAAGACTTACTCCTGCAGAGAAACAGAAAGTATCTGCTGCTAAACAGAAAAGACTTTCTTCAAGCGCCAAAAGGAAAGCACTTGTCCCTATTCCCCAACAAAAAGCTCTTCCCCCTAGTCCCCAACAAAAAGAACTTCCTCCTAGTTCTAAACAAAAAGAACTTCCTCCTAGTTCTAAACAAAAAGAACTTCCTCCTAGTCCCCAACAAAAAGCACTTCCTCCTAGTTCTAAACAAAAAGCACTTCCTCCTGCCAGATCATAAAGTGTCTACTACCTTCTCAATTGAGGAGGTTTTTTTGTATGATGGAGGGATAGAAAAAATAGTATGATCAATTACGAAATCAAGTCCCATCTTGCTAAGCTTCTTGCTACTGAGGATTTGGTGGTAGAACATCAGCATGTAGATACTGCTCAATTTAATGTAGAAACTAGGGTGTTGACTTTGCCTTTGTGGAAAAAGGCATCTAGTGTAGTTTATGATATGTTGGTTGGTCATGAGGTAGGACATGCGCTTTTTACTCCCAATAGATGGGATTTTAAAATTCCTAAACAGTTTGTAAATGTATGTGAGGATGTACGTATTGAGAAATTGATGAAGCGTAAATATCCTGGTATTGCTAAAACATTATATGTTGGATATAATGCATTACATGATGAAGATTTTTTTGATATAGATGGTGAAGATCTTACTACTTTTAATCTTGCTGATAGGATTAATCTATACTATAAGGTGGGTTCGTTCGTTGATTTGGATTTTGACCCTATTGAAAAGGAGATTGTCGATTTAGTTGGTGCTGCTGAAAGTTTTGATGATGTTTTGTATGCTGCTCAAGCTTTGTATGATTACTGTAAACAGCAGATAGAAGAACCCAAGGTTCCCTCTATAGAAAATAAGGATATTCCTCCTCCGGAGGAGCAAGGTGAAGAAACTTTTGAGGAGCAATTTTTTGATGATGGAGTTGAAGAAGAGGAAGAATTAGATTCTACAGATAATAGTTCTAGTGGTGATCTGGAAGTTATTACTGATACTGCTTTTGAGGAGGGGTCTCAGCAATTAAATGATCTCACAAATAATTTAGAGAGTGTATATGTTGAGATTCCTAAGGTAAATATCAATGCTATAATTGAATCTAATTTAGAAATTCATTCTACCTTAGAAGAAAGTTGGAAAGATCAACTTTTTCCTTATACTGATTCTTCAATAGCAGATTTTAGTTTCTGTGATTCTCATTATGAGCAATTTAAAAGTTCTGCTCAAAAAGAAGTTAATTATTTGGTAAAGGAATTTGAATGTAAGAAAGCATCTGACAGTTATGCTCGTGCTACTACAGACCGTACTGGGGTTCTCGATACAACGAATCTTCAAACATATAGATTTAATGAAGACCTTTTTAAGAGAGTTACTGTCCTTCCGGATGGTAAGAGTCATGGACTTATTTTCATTTTAGATTGGTCTGGATCTATGGGAACTGTTTTAGAAGATACTGTGAAGCAATTATATAATCTTGTTTGGTTCTGTAGTAAGGTTCAAATTCCTTTTGATGTTTATGCATTCACTGATGGTTATGGTCAATGGAAACATAAGGATGAATTGCCTCTTCCTAGGATGAAAAAGGAAGAAGGTAAATTGTATGTTAATGATCAATTCTCATTGATGAATATTTTTACTAGTAAAGTAAGTAGAAATATATTAGAAAAGCAAATGAAATCTTTTTGGAGGGTGACTTTTTATTTGAGTCATATGAGGATGATGCCTAAGTATGATATTCCTCTTCAGTATAGATTATCTGGAACACCTTTAAATGAATCTTTGATCGCTTTGCATCAAATTATCCCTCAATTTAAAAAAGAAAATAGGGTGCAGAAAGTTCAATGCGTTATTTTAACTGATGGAGAATCAAATGCACTGCCTTACCATAAGATAGTACAACGTTATTGGGAGGATGAACCTTATATGGGATGTAGGAATATTAGTCCTCATCATACCTACCTTCGTAATCGTAAAACTGGACATACTTATCAATTTGGATATAAGTATTGGGAGTTTAGTGAGGTTCTTTTGGAGGATTTAAAGGAAACTTTTTCTGATACTAATTTTATTGGTATTAGATTACTTTCTAGTGGAGATTTTGGAAAATTTGTGAGGAGATATAATCCTTTTATTAGTGATAATAAAATGAGACAAGCGAGAAAGAATAAGTCTTATATTATTAATAATAGTGGATATCATTCTTATTTTGGTATTCTATCTTCTTCTCTTTTTAATGATGAATCATTTGAAGTGGAAGAAGATGCACCTAAAGCAAAGATTAAGAGTGCATTCATCAAATCTTTGAAGAATAAGCAACTAAATAAAAAGATATTAGGAGAATTTATAGAGCTGGTAACCTAAAATGGAAGATTGGACAGTTTGTCCTTATTGTGAAAGGTCGGATAGATTATGCTCCGAGATACTCAGTATAGAATCTGCTTATGCTCGAGATGATTGTAGAAAAAGACATCGTGCACAGACACCTGACAAAGTGTCCTATTATGGTGTTTATTATAATGATATAGATTAGAATATTTTTAATTGAAAAGCACACATGGTAATGAGTATTGATAATATAGTTTCTTCCCTTGCAGATCTTTATGGTACTGAAGTAGTGGCTGCTGATATCCGTGCTTGGTGTTCTATGAATAGTGGTAATTATCAAACAGTGACTAAGAAAATAGAACAGTATAAAGTTGGACGTGGTAAGTGGAATCTAACTTATACAGAGAAACTTGAAAAAACTTATAATGCTCCTGCTGTTGTTCCTAATATAGAGCAAAATCTTATTCCTCAAAAAGATGATACCTTCATCAACTTTGGTCCTTTTAATGATATTAAGACCATTATCCAAACCAATTTGTTCTATCCTACATTCATTACTGGCCTTTCGGGCAATGGTAAAACGTTTGGTGTTGAACAAGCCTGTGCGCAACTTAGAAGGGAACTGATTCGTGTCAACATCACAATCGAAACCGACGAAGACGACCTTGTTGGTGGGTTTCGCCTTATTGATGGTAACACTGTATGGCATAATGGACCAGTTATCGAAGCACTGGAAAGGGGAGCTATCCTCCTTTTAGATGAGATTGATTTAGCATCCAATAAAATTCTTTGCTTGCAACCTATTCTTGAGGGTAAAGGTATTTTCCTCAAGAAGATAGGTAGGTTTGTTCATCCTGTTCCTGGATTTAATGTTATTGCTACTGCCAATACAAAAGGAAAAGGTTCAGAAGATGGTAGATTCATTGGTACTAACATACTTAATGAGGCATTCCTGGAGAGATTTCCTGTAACTTTTGAGCAGAATTATCCATCACCTTCCGTGGAGACTAAGATTTTAGGAAAAGTCGCTTCTTCTTTAAAGATAGATGATAAAGATTTTTGCAAGCGTTTGGTAGATTGGGGTGACATTATTCGTAAAACATTCTATGATGGAGGTATTGATGAGATTATTAGCACTAGGCGTCTTGTTCATATTCTATGTGCTTATTCCATTTTTGGCGATAAGATGAAAGCAATTCAAGTTTGTGTAAATCGATTTGATGATGAGACTAAACAAGCATTCCTTGAACTTTATGACAAGGTAGATGCAACAGTTCAACTTCCGGTTGACCAAGAATAGGAGGGGTGGTAGAATATGGCATGGTGGTTAACTTATGAGGAACTTTATGGAAACATGGACAAGGAGTATCCAATTATGAATAAAAATGATGATGACGTTGTAATTTTAGGTGGAACTGATGAAGGTAATGTTGCTGGAGAAGATAGTATAGATTTCAATCAGGGTTGGTGGGAAGGTGATGGAGTCAGTGTGACTGGAAATCCATTTGGAAACCCATTTACTTCTGCAGCTGCAGATACTCTTAACATTACTGGATCTAGAGTTCCTGGAGCAATGGGTGAGGACCATATTAATTTTGATATGGGTGCTGCCAATACTGCTTATGATGATGCTAAGTACTATGCTACATACAAACCCCAACCTAACTTTAAGAGATCATCAGCTCAAAAATACAAAGAAAATGTAGGCATTAAAGATCTTAAAGATTATATCTCTTCTACTTACCAGGGACATTATACAAATGACAGTTCAGACGTACAGACATTGGATCTTATCCAATCCGTTGGTGATGCTGAATCTTTTTGTCGTTCTAATGCAATCAAATACTTGAGTCGGTATGATAAGAAGGGACAAGCAAAACGTGATATACTAAAAGCAATGCATTATTGTCTATTGCTATATTACTTCAGTGGCAACACAAACGATGAAATTACGACCCGTGGTTATGAAACTTTCTGATAAAACTATTCTCCTCCTCAAGAACTTCTCTTCTATTAATCAATCTATTCTTTTTAAACAGGGGAATAAATTGCGTTCTATTAGTGTAATGAAGAATATTCTTGCTGAGGCAACAATTGATGAAGATCTACCTAAAGATTTTGGTATCTATGATTTGAATCAATTTCTTAATGGTCTTTCATTGCATCAAAGTCCAGAATTGGATTTTACTAATGAACAGTATGTGGTGATTAAAGAAGGAAAGATGCGTTCTAAGTACTTCTTTGCAGATTCTTCTGTAATTATATCTCCGCCAGATAAGGAGATTACACTGCCTTCTGAAGATGTATCTTTTATTCTTGCTAGTCAGCAATTGGAGAAATTGAAGAAAGCAGCATCTATTTATCAACTCTCAGATATCTCTGCTATTGGAGAGAATGGTGTGGTAAAGTTAGTTGCTAGAGATAAGAAGAATGATACTTCTAATGATTTTTGTATTGTAGTGGGGGAAACAGATAAAAACTTTGTTTTTAACTTTAAGGAAGAGAATTTGAAGATTATTCCTGGTACATATGATGTAATTGTTTCTTCTAAACTTCTATCTAAATTTACTAGTCAGAATTATGCGTTAACTTATTACATTGCATTAGAACCCGACTCTACATTTGAATAATTATGGCACTCTACAAAGTAGAAGATACTGAATTTGAGAGTTGGACAGAAGCACAAGATGAAGCTGTCCGACTATTAGAAGAAGGTGAGGAAACTGTTGAGGTTTTAATATGGAGCGATAAACATAATGGGTGGGGAATGCTACAAGAATTGAATTTGGAACGGGGTATTGAACCTAAAAAAGGGTGCTATAATACTCAGGTCCTTGCACCATATTATTGGAAATTGAGATATGAGGGATGAATTCCTCTGGGTTGAGAAATATCGACCCAAGACAATTGAAGAGTGTATTCTCCCAGAGAATATAAAGAAAACCTTTAAGGATTTTCTAAATAAA